GAGATTGGCGAGAAACGTAAGTTGAAATTCTACGATATAAAGCGTTGTTGTTCCTCTGAGTTTCCGCTTTATCTAATTCTATCAAAAGGTATTGCTGCGCTACACCTTCCTCCGCAATGGCTTTGTCAATCTGACCGTCCATTCGCAAGAAGTCTGCATAAGACGCATGGGCAACGTATTCAAAAAACTCACCCGGTATATTGGTGGATGAATCAATGTAGGGACCGTCCCATGTTTTTAAATAACCCACCCAAAAACCATTAAGGTCTTTGTTGTTATTGATTACATTAGCACCATCGCTACCAACCCAGAACTCGTATTCAATTGCGGAGTTCCTGTCTAGTGGGTTGGTGCTCCAGATTCTATTAAAGCTGTCAATTTCAGGAACTTGCTGAGCGAGCACTTGTCCAGAACCCGCATACGTTTCAGACCCAGTTCCACTTGAAAGGTCGTAAGTGAACGTATCGCTTTCAATAGATGCAGTGCTTACGGAGGTAACCTGATAGCTACCATTGGGATCAACGGACCCACTAAGCCCAGAAACCACAACATACATTCCGGCTACAAAATCAACAGATTGGGTGCATCGGATTGTAACGGTCTTGTTTTCGCGTGAAGCAGAAGAAGAGTTTTTTAGAGACGGCGAAAAGGTTGTAGCGACAACATTGTTTGTTGAAGGCCGTGACTCGGCACCTACGATATACCTCGGCCAGACTTTGTTTTGCCTATATGCTTGATACGCACGGCGATTAACAAAGTTAAGAATATTGTTTTTCTCAGCAGGTGTAAAACTACTTACACCAGACAAAGACCCGATAAGGGAGTATAGGTCGCTATATGTCCGATTGGTCATATTTTATTAGGTGAAAGATGTGGAAAAGCCTTCTGGTAATACTGCATAAACTCTTTGGAGTGAACTTCTTTCGCTCCATACTTTTCTTGCATCCGAAAGAACTCCCACTCTGGAATCACGCCAATGCATCGACCCAAACCTGGAACTTCTTTTTGATTTACAAGAGCCTTGGCTTGCTCTGCTGCTTGCAGCTCCTTCGACCGTTCAATTTCTTTTTTGAACTGTAACCCCGTTTTAAGCTCTCGCATCAGGGCGCGATTTATTTCTCCATCTTGACACTTAGGAAATGACGTAATTAGGTGCATAATAATAAGGCTACCCCGAAGGGTAGCCTCATTATAACACGTTAGTCTAGTGGTTAAGAGTATTAGGCGATAGCCGTAATCTTACCATGAGCACCGGGGTGCTTGACCAGCAGGGAGAGCGTAGTGTCAACGTAACCACGCTGACCGCCACCCAAGTTCGGGAGACGGGTGGAACCAAGGCCAATCAACTCAGCCACACCGTAGTAGTCAGGGTTGATTAGGTAGCCCGAGTCCTTGTTCGTGGTGTCAGGAGCACAATCAGGATTCATGTTCACAACGCTAACCATACCGTGATCGGACTCATACATCTCAACAGAGAGCTTGATGGTCTTGGAATCAGCAGACTGGGTAACCGAACGGTAAACCGCATTGGTCGATCCAGAGGTGCGAGCATAGTCAGCAATAACACGACGCAAAGCAGTGTCAGCAACCAAGGTTAGGTTGTTGGTGCTGCCAGTGACGCGATAGATGGAAGTGATCAGATCGTTAAATCCGCTTTCCGTCAGCGCACCAGTGCTGTGAATCGAGTCCGCAGGAGTGCGGTATGCGGCAGGAACGTCAGTTGGACCAGCCGAATCAATCCAGTCACCGAGGCCACGAAGGCCATAAACGGCACCAGCACCATCTTCAGCCGTGCGATCATTCGTGGAGCAGAGGGTAGCCTCTACGTCACGCTTAAGTTCACGAGCAGACTTAGCTTCGGCCTCAGCAATTTTAGCCGGTCCAACGGACTCAACGGCATCTTGGAGGTCCGAAACCATGAAGTCGCGGCGAAACTTTTGAACGTAGTTGCCGAGACGAGCGCGGCCACTGAATTTGTCGGTAAAGGCGGTGACGTCAGAGCCTTCAGCAACGCCAGCCGTAGAGGGAGCAGCCAAAGAGTCAACCGTCCATTCAACGAAGGTAGCGGTCGCCTTGCTCTTAGGAGCAGACGAAAGGACTGGGGTTTCCTCGGGAGCGAGGATGGTCAGGATGTCGGTGAGGTCTTCACGATTGGAGACGCCGGACCCTGGATTAGTAGTGTCGTAGGTATTAGAAAAAGCCATGATTTTAAGGTAAGATTATTTACGTTTAGAGTGTTGAAGAGTGCGGAGAGTTATGAAGTCTTGTGTAGCACCTGATGTTGAGAAGCGTTGTTGGACGTCTTTCACGGCCTTAAGTGACCGAGGCTCTGGTTGCTCACTTTGAGCAGTAGAACTAATTGACATAGAGGGAGGAGTGATTCTTGCGCTTGGCTTCGCCTGACTAACAGGCTTTCGATTGTAAATAGAATTAGCGGCGTGAGCCACCATGTATTCCATATACGGTTCGAGATCTGGCACCTTTTCAATTGCCGCCTTAAGAAGGGGGCTTTGTTGAAGTGCTTCGAACTGCTTTCGCACATCATTGTCTTCTCCACTAATCCAAGAAAGCTCAGATTTAATTGCATCCGAGAACTGCGACTTCATTCTAGCCCGTTCATCGTTAGCTCGTAAATCCTGTAATCGTGCAGGTAAGAACGTCTTGCGTGATTTTTGTGCATCCCGCAAAACCTTTCGCACCTGAGACTTTGTAATATCCTCATTACCGTTTTGCGTAACAACATCATCTGCTGCCAGATGGTCATTGTTCCACAAAATGTCCTCTGCCCATTCAATGGCGTCATCAACCTCGCTAGCTTTAGCTTGCAAGTCTTCAACGCTATTGATGTCAGAAAACGGGTTGTTCTCAACCCTTTTGGCGTTTAGAGGATTACTGTCACGACTTTGCATTTCCTGCTTTAGGGCATTGAGCTGTTCCTCGGCTTGCTTGCGTTTTGCCGTAAGCTCACCAAATCTAGCTACCGCTCTGCTCCCTAGCTTTTCAGCTAGTTCACGAAGCTCGCCCTCCGACATGGATTCTAAGTCAATATTATCTTTAGAAAGAACATCTTCTTCGCCCACGCTTTCTGGCTGATCCTCATTGACGATTTCCGCATTTGGTTCGTCTTGAGGCTCTGGAACAGTTTCCTGCTCCACCTGTTCTGCTTGGACTTCCGTTTCTTCAGGTTTTGTATTTAGCTCTTCGGTGAAGATTTTAGGATCACCGGGAGGTTTTACATTCCCTGCCTTGCGATTGAGTGCATACATCCCATACGCAAGGTTATCTGACTGTTCCACTGCACTTTGCTCACCCGCAGCGTTAGGTGTTAAGACTTCATTAGACATAGTTATCAACGCTCTCTTTATACGCCCGAGCGATTTGCGATAAGTGTATTATAACAGCTATATTTGCTACTTGATATTTTTTTAAAAAAATATTGTATTAAACCAATGAAGCCAAAAAAATCACCACACGACTGGATTGCCCCCGAACATTGGAGTAGTGCAAAAACAATGAAGCGGGTTAAGGTCAAAAACAGCGAAAGCCATAAAAAACTATACCCCTTTGGGGAACTAGTGATTCAGGAGAATGCTATCTTCCAATATTCGCGCGAGAACCCTCCAGCGCATATATCAAAAAATGCTTAGTTCGCCTTATCCCTGTGCCTAGATAAGATAGTTTCGGCGTCAGCAACTTTCATGATTTGATCGTAGGCCAATACCTGACCAGCGATTTGCTGCACCTTTTCCGTTTCAGCATTAAACAACGCCGAAATGCAGGACTCACGCTCTTCTTTAATCAGCTCCAAGAAGTCAGCAAACTGAGTGACGTGGGAGAGATAGTCTATAGATTTTTCGATTGGCATTATTAGTTAGTCCTGTTTTAGCATTACATCCTTATAGTTCTGCGTAAACCATACAGCTTCTTTTTCGCTATCAAACTGAATAAATTCTCCCCTTTTTATGGCTTCCTTAGCAGCATCTTTTTTTGACTTAAAGTATAAGGATTTACTTTCATTATCTTGAAAAATCATAGGATAGGCTATGTATGTTTTTTTTCCGCTTTCGTCAGTTGTATAGCCTTGAGACATTAAATGAGTTGATGTGCTCCCCTTAGGCCCAAAGCCTTCAGGAGTGGCTATAGTAGGATAATCCTTGGGCCTTAACATACGTTGAACAAAATTTTTATTTTTATTTGATTCAAGCACGTTTTTGATGCGTGTGTAATTGAAATACTCCTGCCGAAGTTTGGCTAATTCTTGCGGGGTCATTATTTAGCGTATTGACGAACCATTGATGCGAGTGTTTTCGCCCGACCTTTTACTTGTTTTGACCATTTGCTGTCAAGCATTTCGTCAGCAGCCTTTGCATAGTCCTTGTCGATAAGTGCCTGTCTGGTTTCTTTGAACCCACCAAGCTTTGACGATCCAAGGTTAAAAGACATATCAATTAAGGCTTTTCTCACTTCTCTTGGCTGTTCGTTATAGTTGGGCAACCATTTACGGACA